TATAATCTCGGCCTCTTTAACAGAGGCTTGTATGCTGTGAAGGCTGCCGCTCTCTCCGGTTAAAACACGGTGGAGCATTAGGCGACAATTCTTCCCTATGCGCCGTTCACCCTTGGTTCCGGCCGCCAGCAAAAGCACTCCGGCAGACAAAACCTTTCCTATTCCTACCGTGTGAATGGGAGTTTCCTCACGTACAAGTCTCATTACGTCGTAGATGGCAAACATTTCTGCAACGTTGCCGCCGCCGGTCGCAATATAAAAATCTATTGGGAGAACTATAACCTCTCCGTCTTCTCCCATGGTGCCTTCTTTGGAGTAGTGATAATGTAGTAGGCCCCCTAAGAGTTCTTGGGTGTTCTCCTCGGCGATGTCGCCATATATATTTATGACTTTTGGCTCGGGAAGGCCGGTGTCTCCTTCAAACCCTATCGTTTCTTCTTCTTCTTCTTCTGATTTACTCACTGATTAACCTTTTCTGTAATTACTCCCAAGTCTAATTGACTTTGGTTCATCCTTACGATTATATTCTACCAGATTATACGAAAAATTTCTAGCCCACTCTAACCATTCTTCTAAAGAATTAAAATCTTTAGTGGCCAGGATGGTAAACTTCTCTGCCTTCTGATTAAATCCATCACCGTAAACTCTCCACTCTTTTTCGATCTCCTTAAGGAGGCGACGAAAGTTTCTTTTGCCGGGTATATTATCTATCTGGAGTCTGTAACGATAACTATCACTGTATCTATGGTCTTCTTCCCAGGCGCTGGCTTTTATTTCTCCCATTGTTCTTCCCCTTTGCGTGCTTTGTGCATCTCGTCAAGTTGACGCATAGCTTCTTTCCAATTAGTGAACTTAAGAGTGAAAGAGAACTCTTTGGGTGAATAAACTAAAATATTTTGCACTACTGATTCCTTCCAGTGATCTGTAATCTGCTTATCTACGGCTATGAAATCGCGGATCTGCGGCTTCTCAAAGTCTGCTTCTTCCAGGTGTTTATATTTAATCTCTTGCAAAAAGGTAACGTCCTCATGAATTTTAGCGCACATTAGGAGACAGCGGTAAATGGTGTTCTCCACCACTCGAGCAGCGTGTGAAACTTCAAAAAACTGTGTCGCAAATTTACACGAGAACACCCCAAAAAAATACACACAAACTAAAATGATGATCTGCAGATCAGTTGCCTCCATATCTCCTCCATATAAAAAAACCGCGAGGATAACTCACGGTTTTATTATAGCAACTTATGTTTCGTTTGTCAACGATTACTTTTTATTCTTATTTTGGAGAGCTTCTTTTACTATTCTTTTAGCAACACGCTTGGTGATCTTGTTGATCATTTCTTGGAGTTCGGGGACCTCTTCCTCTCCGGGGAGGGGCTCTTCTAATCCGGGTTCTTCTAGCCCAGGCTCTTCTTCAACTTCTTCGGGGGGCTCTTCTTCAACCTCTACTTCGTCACCGAGAACATCTTCCAGCGCTACTTCCAGCGCTGCTAGGAAATCATCAACGTTTACTTCTCGCGCGCCGCCAGGCTCTTCTAGTCCGGGCTCTTCGAGCGCAGGCTCTTCTAGCTCGGGCTCATCGAGCGCAGGCTCATCGAGCGCAGGCTCTTCTTCGGGCAGTGGCTCTTCGAAGGGGAGTTCGTCTTCAGCCTCACGCAGGCGTGCGCCTGGGCGATCGTCATCCGGGTGACCATACCCAGCGTCTCCTTCACCGCGGCCGCGGCCGTGACTTTCATCGATAGGCGCATCAGTCGCGCTAAGGCCATCAACGAAGCCTGGGGTGAGCGGCCTTAAGTCAGCCAACTTCATGAACTGACGTACTTGCGCTTCAGTAAGTAGATTTCCTTTTTTACCCATTGTGAGGTTCTCCTAAAAACAAACGAATGTTGCTACATTTAATTAGTATCTATCGAACATAACGACGCTTTTTATTTTGGCTACGGTGGCGTCAACTATTTGTTTTGCCCTCACAATACTAATGTGGTGTCGTTCTGCCACCTCTTTCAAAGTCATGGGTCCGTGTTTATTAACCGCTATAAGGGTGCAATTGTTGTCCTCTGGGAAATCTATCCACATTCGACATTCTTTTTCTGCACAGTCCCTTTTAGCTATTAAACACTTCTTACTACATTCTCTCATAACAATTCCCTTTCAAATAAATATTTTTTAATATATATCACTATCTCTTCCGTATCAAAACGTTTGAGTTTCTTACTCCACATAGTCTCGTATGGTATCTCTTGTACATCGCCACTCCCTATGATGAAAAGTGAAGGAAACCCTTCGTAACGCTTCCCGAGATGTTTTGTGAACCCTTCTCTTAAAACGCGTCGGCCCCCAACATCTTCTGCCTCTATTACATATAGAATACAGAAGTTTTTGATTTTTTCTTCTAGTTTCATGTAAGTTGGTTTAAAGCGCGTACACGTTCCGCAGCCCGCCGAAGTAACTAACAAGATAGAAGTTAACCCTATCACGCTCTGACGTCGGAGCAGTTCCAACTCTGAAACTATATTGAGTTGTCTTATAATTGTGGTATTTCCTCTTCTATCAGATCAAATATGTTTTCCAAATCTTCTTTCGTAATCCCCAGCTTTTTCATCAGATCTTTTCCGTCTTCTCTCAGCTTCTTTGACTTCTTTAACTTGGCCTTCGACATCAATCCTTCGTTCTCGCGATAATGATCTAAAAACTGCATAAACTTTTCATTCTTTTCAAGCAACGATAGTACACACGCTCTAAAGAACTCGCTCTGCGTGGCAAACCCTTCATAGTATAATCTTATTTTCATTTCCTCGTGCAGACGAGGGTGAAGAAAAAAGCTTACGGTCGTCAAATCCCCTCTCATCGGTTTAATATGTGCGTTGAACTTTCTGCCTGTCCTGCCGGCGATTGAATAACGAACTGTGCCTTCTCCTGTAACTCTCGAATCGAGCGCGCGCCGGAGTATGACAAACCACTCCGAATGCCCCTATCTAGCTCGGTCAGTATATCGGCTACCGGGCCACGATATGGAACTACTGTGGAAACCCCCTCGAGCGAAGCAGTCTTTCCGCGCCATTCTAGCTGAGCATCTTTGCTGGCCATTCCTCGATAAGCTTTGAACTTACCTTCCCTGGTCTCTATAATCTCGCCCGGGCACTCATCAGAACCCGCTAACAAGGAGCCCACCATAACAAAGTCCGCTCCGCAAGCGAGGGCTTTCACTATATCGCCCGAGCTTTTGATACCGCCATCAGCTATCACTTTAACATTCTTAAACCGGCCTCCGTGCTTGGCCACGCGAGTTGCTATAATAGACTCTAAAGTTGGGATGCCATGGCCAGTTTGGATACGAGTAGAGCAAATGCTGCCGCCCCCCACTCCGACGCGTACACTATCTGCGCCCCACGTGGCTACATCTACAAAACCCTCTAGGGTGGCCACGTTCCCGGCCATTATATGAACCGTATTTCCAAAAACCTTGCGTAACTCTTGCAGGGCATTTTTCATTAGATTGTGATGGCCGTGAGCTACATCGATACACAAGATGTGCGCACCGGCATCGTACAGGGCCCTCGCTCTATCTAGATATTCTCCAGTAACCCCTATTGCAGCCGCCGGGGACATTGCGCCGCGGCCTCGAATAGCACCGGTAACTTGGGACGCCTGCTTTTTAATTGCACTATATCGATGAAAAATGCACAACCCTCCCGCATCGTACATAGCATGTGCCATGGCGATGCCTGAAATTGTATCCATTGGGCTAGCAATAATCGGCAGACTGAAATGGTCGCGACCTCCTAAACCATTACCTATATTAATATCAGTTCGTGATTTAATGTTGGAATACTGAGGTGAAAGCAAAATATCGTCGTATGATACTGTTTGTTTAGCTTGCATTTGCTTCCTCCACTACGTTTTCGATCTTCTGCCAGCACGGGGGGCACGTGAGCCTCACTATTTTTCTGTCGTCAAAGACTGTAACATGCCACGTCTGTGCCATCTCCTTGTTTTTCTTGTCAAATCCTCCCTGGCATACACAACACTCTTCTGGAATATCCAGCAGCATGCTAGCTCTTTTTTTCAAAGTCTCTTGGACTGCCTTGCGCTCTTTCTTGCGTTTCGCGGCATCCACTTTTCTCAACTTGGGTCTGCTCATGTGCGTTCCATTGGGTAGAGAGCAGGCATCAGTGCCACAGGGGGCTTGTAAAGAGTATTGGAATGAAACACTATAACTGCCGATGGGAAAGGCGCCGCGTTATCCGAGTCTCCAAATTTTAATCGGCCGCGTACAAGATGCACCTCCTTGGCCCTCATCGCATAATCATGCCACCATTTGGTATCTGTTCTAGAGGGAACCAACATTACAACCACAGTGTTGTGTTTCTTCGATTCCTCATATCCTTTTTTAAGCCACACCCCTATGCCGCGGCCGTAGGGTGGATTGACAAAGACCGTGTGACCCTTCCAATCTTGTGTAAGACCATCTTCGTCTTTGGTAAAATACTTCTTACACTTGGCATTTGATTCTACAGCACAAGGATCTAGAGTGAACCCAAACTGTTTATCCAGCTTGTCGAAAAAAGCTTGGGGGGTATCCCAGTCGCCACTCTTCGAGCTAAACCCGACGGCGCCTTCGGATTTCTTCCACAGTCCTCCGGCTTCAACTTGCATCGGTACTCCCTAATGCGCCCGTACCTCGGGCGCTTATTGTAACTGGATATTCGTATAGTTCTCCGTCAGGGCTCTCCCAGGCCTGAAATGATATAACAGGCACCATCACAAGTTGGGCTATCTTTGTTCCCTTTTCTACCATCTGGGTTTCACTCCCGACGTTGTGAAGATTAATGAATACTTCGCCGGCGTACCCTGAGTCTATCACACACGCGCCCACAATGAGGCTACGCATTGCGGCCACGCTGGAGCGATTCTTTACCTCCAGCATGTAACCGTGTGGAACTTCAAATCTCAATCCGGTTTGTAAGAGGGCGCTTTCTCCTGGCTCAATCCTTTGCGCGGTGGTAGAAAAGTCACCGGGACAATAGTAAACATCCAGGCCGGCGTCACTGGGGTGTCCCCTCGTTGGTTTAATCGCATCGTTTCTTACGCGGTGGTACTGTATAATCATTTTATCTCCTATTCAAAATCAATGTTAACGTTAACTGTTATGTTAAACTTTGGTACTCGTATTTGATTGGCAAGATTATGTTTCTTTGCGTCTGCCGCATCCAAAAACCAATCCGCGTGGCCTAGGGCGTGCATGTGTTCCAAAAAA